GTGCGGTCCATGACCGGGTTGTATCTCAGGTGCAGCAATACGTCAATAATCCCGATGTACTGACTGGCAAAGTTGAGCCAAAGTAACATTTTAATTTGTCTTTGTCCATAAATAATCAACGGACAGGGGAATTTTAAAATGATTTTAATTGAAAGTAACTTTGACAATCTAAAGACCGACATTGTGACGGAAGCCACAACCGGTGAAAAGAAGTTGTTTATCAACGGCGTCTTCATGGAATCAAACAAGAAGAATCGCAACGGACGTACCTATCGCAGACAGGAAATGGAACGCCAAGTTGCCCGTGTGAACGAAGCAGCCCTTGCAGGTCGCTACTTTTTAGGCGAATTGGACCACCCGGATTCGTTGATTGTCAATTTAAAGAACGTTTCCCACAAGATTGTGAAGATGCAGATGGAAGGTGATGATGCCGTTGGTCGCGCCGAAATCCTGCAAAAACACCCGTCAGGGCAGATTGCCAAGGCTCTTATAGAGTCAGGTATCGTGCTAGGCGTATCAAGCCGTGCCTCCGGTTCAGTCAATGAATCAGACGGTATGGTGGAAGATTTTAACCTTGTGACCTGTGATTTGGTCGCCAATCCCTCTGCTATCAATGCATACCCCTCTTCTGTTTATGAACACCTGATGAATTATCGTCGGGGCGATTATGTGAGCGAATTAGCCGAAGCAGCCATACATGATAAGGCGGCACAGAAGTATTTCACGAAAGAGATAATTAAATTCATAAACGAGTGTTTACACACGAAATAATGGCGAGATATAAATAAGAGTACATGTACTCATTGGAGAGTTTTTAAATGAAAAATTTAGACAAGTTGTTTGAGAGCGAAATTCTGTCGCCGGACGCGAAGAAAGAAATCAAGGAAGCCTTTGCTGCTGCCGAGAAATCTATCCGCGAAGAGCTTGAAGTTACGTTCGCAAAGAAACTGATTGCCGACAAACAGCAGATGAATATCAAGCTGGTTGGCGTCATTGACGAAGCCGTAAACAACGAGATTGGCGAACTGCGCGAAGATATCGTGAATGCACGTACTCTCGAAGTCCGTTATGCCAAGAAACTCGAAGAGTTCAAACAAGAATACACCAAGCAGATGAACGAAGCCCTGTCTTCAATCATAGAATCCTATGTGAAGATTGAGTTCAAAGAACTGCGTACTGACCTATTGGAAGCCAAGAAAAACACCGTGTTGTCGAAGATTTTTGAAGCGTTTGCCGATGAATTCCGCAAATTTGGCTTGACACCGGGTGAGAAAGAGTTGAGCGAACAGCTTGAAGCCGCGAACCAACAGCTTGCCGCTGTTCAAGGTAGCCTTGAAGTAGCCTCACGTTCCGCCAAGCTGGAAGGCTTGCTGGCGAACCTGACAGGCGGAAAGCGCGATGTAATGCGCGTGATTCTTGAAAATGTAGCAGAAGACAAATTAGACGAGCGTTACAACGAGTGCGTTGCCGACGTTCTGAATGAAGAAGTTGCTTCTAGTGCCAACCCGATTACGGAAGGCGCGAAGACACCAGTTGAAGGCAAAGTGGTTTTGGCGAATGCGTCCGACGCCGGAAAGCCTTTAAATGAAGGTAAAGAGAGTGCGGTTGATGAAATTCGCAGGCTCGCAGGTATTAAGAGAAATTAAATAAAATAAATTCACCGAATATTAAATTCGGGAATAATAATCGAATTTATTTTGTTTTAATAAATAAAGCATAGACAGTGTTACAAACACACAAATTGGAGATTGAAAATGAATGATAACAAACAACTGAATTGGACCGAACAGAAAGCAGCGTTGCTGGAAGGTCTCGATGGTCGTCGGAAGGCGATTACAGAGACTTTGCTTGAAAATGCTCATAAGAAAAGCAATCAAGTGCTGACAGAAACAGCCCCCGGCGATGCAACTGGTTCATATTCATTCTCGCGCTTTGACAAGCTGTTGATGCCGTTAATTCGTCGCATCACACCTTCTCTGTTTGCGCTTGACCTGCTCGGTGTGCAGCCGCTCACAATGCCTGTCGGCATGGTGCGCACTCTGCGCTTCCGTTATGGTGACAACGTATACGCGTCTGGTTCAAGCGGCCCTCTCGCCGTGACAGCCGGAACAGAAGCCGATGGTACAGTCGTTTATAACAACTATTCACTGATTGCAGTGGGCGAAGCCTACGATGCATCGAATAGCCGCACCGCTGACCAGATTACAGCAGCTTTGGAATCACAAGCTGGCGACCGCATGACAATGGACATTGTGAAGCAGACTGTTACGGCTCAGACCCGTAAGCTGTCAGCCACATGGTCAATCGAAGCTGACCAAGATGCGAAAGCTCTTGACGGGGTTGATATCGAAAACGAAATGGTGGTCGAAATCGCATCAGAAATCGCCCGCGAAAAAGACCGTGAGTGCTTGGCGCTTATCAGCGGTCTGGCTGGTACAGTTCAGACATTTGACTTCTCACAGGCTGATGGCAGATTTTATGCCGAACGTCTGTCTGCTTTGTCAGTTGGTTTCTCGAACCTGTCAAACCAAATCGGTGTCGCAACCTTGATTGGTGGCGCTAACTGGATGGTTTGCTCCCCGAACGTGTTGGTTGGTCTTCGTAACGTGAACAACAACAGCTTCACCGCTGCTGGTCCGGACATGGTACTGATGAACAACGCATTTGTTGGTACATTCAACGGTCAGATTAAAGTCTACGTTGACAAGTATGCAACGACAGATTACGTGTTGATGGGTAACAAGGGTATGTCAGAAATGGCAACCGGCGCAATCTACTGTCCGTATATCGAACTTGCTAAGTCAGATGTTGTGATTGACCCAACCTCAATGGACCCGGTCATGAGCATTATGTCTCGCTACGCGTATGCCACATTCACAGATTCGTCTGTGTCATTGGGCAATAGCGCAGCGTACTTCGCACGTGCCTCAATTGCGAACCTCTCGCTTGGTTTTTGAAGTAAATTCAAGCACTTACAGGATGTAAGAAACTTAAAAGCCGCCCTCAAAGCGGCTTTTTTGTGGTTGTCAAATATATGGCACTTGACATATCACACATAAATATGTTATAGTGCAAATATGAAAAAATTCACCAATCAAGATTTTTTAGAAAAGGCTAGAAGTATTTGGAATAACAAATACTCTTATGATGATGCCGGATATATCAATATGCGAACACCAATTGGTGTTCATTGTTCTATTCACGGGCGATTTTTACAAAAGCCATATGACCATCTAAAAGGACATGGTTGTCAAAAATGTCATTTAGAAGATATGGCAAACACAACCAGATTGACAACCGCGAAATTTATAGAAAAGGCACATGCTATGCATGGAAACACCTATGATTATTCGCGGGCGGTGTATGGTAAAAACAATCTGACTCCTGTTGAAATTGTTTGTTCTATTCACGGGGCTTTCAAACAAACGCCTGATGACCATTTAGAGGGGTGTGGTTGCCCGCTCTGCGGCAGACAAAAAACATCAAACGCAAAACGGTCCAATACTATAAAGTTTATTAAAGAGGCACAACAAATACACGGGGAAAGATATAATTATGAGAACACCGAGTATGTTGTTTCAAATGAAAAGGTTGTGGTTGTGTGCCCAATTCATGGTGAATTTTTGGTAATGCCATACAATCATTTGAGTAATAAAAATGGTTGTCCTCAATGCGGGGGGAGTTTTCCTCTCACCACAGAAACATTCATTGAAGCTGCTAGAAAAATACACGGCGACGCATATGATTATAGTCAGGTAAATTATAAAAATATGACCACCAAAGTTTCAATCCGGTGTAAGAAACATGATTTAGTTTTTGAGAAATTGGCGCGGTCACACATATATGATAAACAAGGTTGCCCTTCTTGTTCTCATTTAGGGTCAAAAGCAGAAACCGAGATACTAGAATTTGTAAAACAACACTACGCTGGTGAAGTTCAGGCGGGCGTATATAACATTATTCCCAACAGACAGCTTGATGTTTATATTCCAGAATTGAAACTTGCCATAGAATATCACGGACAATATTGGCATTCAGAACGGATGCTTGAAAAGGCAAACAAGAACGGCAAGACATATCATCGTGATAAATTTTTAGCTTGTCAAAAGATTGGTGTCAAGTTGATTCAAATTTTTGAATCAGAGTGGCTTTTCAAACGCGACCAAGTTGAATCGCGGCTACTTTCTGCGTTGCAATTAAATACACGGGTGGGTGCCAGAACTCTTGTTGTTCAATCTATATCTTCTTCTGAGGCAAAACAGTTTTTGAATTCTTTTCATATACAAGGGTATAATCAACAAGGCAATGTAAATATTGGTTTATATGACAAGACTGATTTGCTTTCTGTCATGTCATTTAGTAAGCCGCGATTTGCCAATTATGAATGGGAACTCATAAGATTTGCCACCAAGAAAGGCATCACTATTGTTGGTGGTGCTAGCAAATTGTTTTCTATGTTTGTTAATACATATCATCCCACATCTGTTATAAGCTATGGGGATTTTAGATATGGTTCTGGAAATGTTTATAAACAGATAGGGTTCAGTTTTCAAAGACACTCATTTCCAAATTATTTTTATTATAAGATGAATGATTTAAAGTTGTTGAGCCGCAACAAATTTCAGAAGCACAAATTATTAAAATTGTTGGAGCATTTTGATATATCAAAGACAGAGGTTGAAAACATGTATGCTCATGGGTTTGACCGTATTTTTGATGCCGGTAATGCGGTATATGTTTGGACCTTGACACCATCTAGTAATTGTAGTACACTACCTCCATGAAAACTTTAATCTTTTCGCTGCTGCTGACATTGTTCGCAGCAACCCCGGCTTTTGCCCATCACTATGATGCTCGTCACGCACATGTGAATACACCCCATTTAGACCGTCATCAGTTTCCACACAACTATTACACAGACCGTGACCCCCATACCAATCGTCCACGTGCCCTAAGGTTCCCCGATTATTTTCGCCCGCATCTTCAAGAATGGAGTCACGGGCGCTGGTTTCACGGGAACAATGCTGGTCGTTTCGGATGGTTCTGGATTGTAGGCGGCGTGTATTTCTTCTACGCATTACCCCAATATCCGTTCCCAAACCCAACTGTGCCACCGGGTTACTATGACGAACACTATTACTATTTCTGTGCCGATTACAATCAATACTATCCATACATCGCTATTTGCCCGCAGGGATGGACGATGGTTCCGGTGAACCCATGATAGTAGATGGTCAACTTCCGGTTTATGTGATGCTTGTCTTCGGTATAATTGCCGGGTTAATGCTTGTGATTCTCGGTCTTGGATGGATTCTATCACGCATATTAGACAATTTTTTTGGAGAAGATTAAACAATGGATATTTTAAACACAAAGGCTCTGGCAAGTGCTCGTTCCAATCTTGCGTCTATACAGGCGCAGCACACGGCGGCATTGGCAAAAATCAAAGAACTTGAAGCGCGGATTGACGGGATTCAGTTTACCAAGAACGAATCCAGCAGCATCACTTTCTACATTGACAAAAATTTGAACATCCGCGTTGAATCCAAAGCAAATCGTGATATGGCGAACAAGCTGGTGGAAGAGAATTATATCGGCGAGAATCAAGTCGAAGACCCCGAAGCACATCACCTT